GTCGCAAAACACATCCGGGCATCTCTGCAAATACTGCTTGCATTCTCTCCTTCCATATAGGAAATGGCTTAGAGTTGCTTGCAGATTTCCCGGGTGCCATTGTTTGAATCACTATATATATATATATAAATCAATTTCTTTGCCCCTCTTATTTTAGTGAAAAACAATTTTGCGATTAAATAGATTGCGTTTATTATATATATTTAGGGGGTTATTATATATTTAGGGGGTTATAATAATAGATTTTATTATAAAAACATATTATATATAAATGAGAAAAAATCTGGCGGGAAAGCGAGGCACAAAGCATAAGCTAGCTGCAAAGCATAAGCGAGGCACAAAGCATAAGCCAAAGCATAAGCGAGGCACAAAGCATAAGCCAAAGCATAAGCGAGGCACAAAGCATAAGCGAGGCACAAAGCATAAGCGAGGCACAAAGCATAAGCTAGCTGCAAAGCATAAGCGAGGCACAAAGCATAAGCGAGGCTCAAAGTGTATGGAGGGGGGCGCCCCCACCGCAAAGGCTAAGCGGGCCGCCTTAGTAGCAGAAGCCAAGGACGGCAAACTTGTCCGCTGGAGCCTGCCCGGCAAGACTGTCAATGGCAAATCCACGAGTGCTGCCATCGAGGATGCCCTGGAGAGGAGGGAGGAGGAACGGCGCATGACTTTGGAGCCGAGCAAGAAGCAGCGAGCCCATCCGGGGCCACCGGGGCAAGCTTGCGGACAGGATGTTCCTCTTCCTAAGTGCGGCAATGGAGGAGAGGTTGGCCCCGATGACTGTTGCGCTGGTAGTTGTGCATGCATGGGGGGGGGGCAGAATTGATTGTCAAAAAATCAATTAAATGAAACTGTGACCGATATCTATGGTTGAGTTTTTTCACACCTATATCATTTGACCACATCTTCGCTCAAGGTCAGATGCTGCACAATTTCGCCAATAGCTCGCCCACCACCGGTGTAGTATTTGGTGACGAATTCAAACGGGCATTCACCATCGTCCAAAAGAAGTGGGTACATTCTACGATGGTCCCTACAAACACATATAAACTTTGGTGGGTCGAGGAGGTGCAATACGACTCTCACGTAGATGAGTTCTTGCTGGTCTCGAATCGCAAGCGTGCGAAGACGCATGGAGCATTTTTGGTTCATCGACCACAGAGGGTCAAACCGGTCAAGTGATGGGATTTCGGACACAATTTCACGCATTTTGACCTTCCATTCACCGAGGACATTGTTGGCAGACTTTCCAGCGGACATGTTGGTTCTGCTCTAACCAGAGGATAGGGAAAAAAATCAATTTCTTTACTCCATTTCGCCAATAGCTCTGCTGCCCCCAGTGTAGTATTCACGAACATACTTCTGGGCAGCGTGATTGGTTCGACACTTTCTAGGATTTATCCACTTGTTGTAGTATGCGTCATATTCTTCTGTGGTAATTATACCATAACGATGCCGGCGTAATCTCAGAGTTATAGGTGGTGGTGTGTTACCTAGGCGGTGAAGAGTACAGAAGCGATAAGACGGAATATCCGCAAGAACACCATGCATTTTGGCCTTCCATGCATTGACGGCATTGTTGGCAGACTTTCCAGCTGACATGGTACTCTAAACATAACATTTGAAAAAGAATCAATTTATTGCACGGAACAAGTCCTTTTTCCTGTTTTCACAGTTACTTCCACTGGCATTTGCCCGATTGCCCTGTTCGGGTCGCCGGTATAATATTCAGTGATGAATTGTTGCCAAGTCAATTCGACTGTTTGATTGGGTAATTCAGGCCAAAACTTCGGGCCACATCCTCGATCCTCCCACTCCCGTAGCACATGATTATATGCAATAACTCCGCACATAGTAACCGTGACGTTTATGACTGGCACCTCATATGCGCGGCTGCGATACCCACCTCTCACACAATTGTTGGGTCCGCGGAGAATGAGGTGGTGGAGGGGGCTTTTATTGTGCGACTTTGCAACCCATGCCAATTCTGTGTTAATCATGGCCATTCCAATATTCCATGCGGCGAAGTCTTCTTCGTTAGTCATATTGATAGGCAGAAGAAGCATATAGAAAAAAATCAATTTTTCAAAATTAGAATTATATCATCCAGAGCCGATTGCTCTCTCGCTTCCAGTGTAATAATGATTGATTTTTTGTTGGTCTGTGTGGATCAGAAGGGGGTGCAGGCCAATGTCGGCACAATAATCCGGGCATGAAAATGCGCGAATCCACCAGGATAAAGAAGGGTTATACACATAAAGTCCTAATCTCATAAGCTTAACGGTAATAACCGGTGATATCCGAAAGCCGTGAATATTTTCGCGTAATCCAGAATGCTGTTTGATTTCTGAAACAACTGGACGCATTTTGGCCTTCCATGCATTGACGGCGTTGTTGGCAGACTTTCCGGGTCTAAATGACTGCATGATAATACTTTAATTAGAAAATGATAAAAAAATCAATTTGTTGCCCCCCCTGATTTTCTTTTACTTGATTTCACCAATAGCTCTGCCACCACCGGTGTAATATTCGCGAACATATGTTGTGGCCGAAAGTATTCCCTCGGTGTCGCAAGAGACTGGTAGGCGTGGGGTTGCAGGAAAAACCCACCGTCGGTACTTTGGCTCCCAAAACTTCACCAGAACGTTGTTCCAGTTGAATTTCTGTTGGATTAATCTCATAGTTATTGTTGGAGGTTCCACATCTCTCCCCCACCAAGCACGCGGCGGCCATGATGTTTGACATAGCTGGCAGCGTGCAGGTATCATCCTTAGAGTCAGACGCATTTTGGCTTTCCATTCTTCGAGCGCGTGGTGTTTGTTGGCAGACTTTCCAGCGGGCATCTGCTCCACATAGAGAATAACAATTAAAAATCAATTTTATAAGAAAAAACTGGTTCTTGTTTTTATCTTCCGATATTTAGACCGTTCGGGATTGATATAAAGATTGGACGAGTGCATGGTCTTCGCCAAAGTAGTCGGTTTGTTCAAATACGCCACATTCCAGACCGGTAACCCACCACAGGATACGCTGTTCCTGAGTGCACGACCCCCGCATCATGCTGCGATAGTTCCGCGCGTCGGCATGGGACCAAGGGAATCGGGACAGATGTCGCTGGTGGGTATTGCGGTATGTAATCTCAGTGCGTTGCATGTGTTCGGTGCCAAACTTTGAAGCGATGAGTGTAGTCATTGTGCACCAATAGACAGAAAAGGAAAAAAAAATCAATTTTTTCGCTCAACAGTTTATTATCATATATGCCGCCATTAAAAATTTGAAAATATGCTGTATACGATTAATTGATTTAAAAATAAAATTTTAAATCAAGTAGTAATGCATTTTTTAAAACTAAGAAAGTTTGTAGAAGAGAATAAAGACAAACTTAGATACAAATGGTTATCAAAAAATCCAAATGCTATTCATCTGCTGGAACAAAATCCAGATAAAATAGATTGGTGTTGTTTATCAGACAATCCAAATGCTATTCATCTTCTAGAACAAAATCCTGATAAAATAAATTGGTATAATTTATCATATAATCCAAATGCAATTCATCTGCTGGAACAAAATCAAGAACGTATAACGTGGGAATATTTATCATATAATCCAAATGCAATTCGTCTGCTGGAACAAAATCCAGATAAAATAGATTGGGAAAATTTATCAGAAAATCCAAATGCAATCCATCTATTAGAACAAAATCCAGATAAAATAGATTGGGAATGGTTATCATTAAATCCCAATGCTATTCATTTGTTAGAACAAAATCAAGATACAATAAATTGGTTTGAGTTATCTTATAATCCAAATGCTATTCAACTTTTAGAACAAAATGTAGATGAAATAGATTGGCATTGTCTATCAACAAATCCAAGCATATTTGAATATGATTACCAAGCAATGCGAGACCATATGTATAACTCTGGACTATGTGAAGAGCTTATGGCTAATAGATTCCATCCATCCAATATGCACAAGTTTGCCGATTGGGGATTTGAAGACATGTTACCACCTGATATCGTAAAGACTGATTAAAATGAGTTAAAACTTTATTTTTAAATCATGTAATAATGCATTTTCTAAAATTAAGAAAGTTTGTTGAAGATAATATTGATAAAATAGATTGGGATGAATTATCACAAAATCTAAGAATATTTATATAAATATTAGTTAGTCTTTTCTATAAGTTTACCTTTACTATATTCTTGATTAAAACTATGTCCATCATCATCAGTAATAACAAATATTCCGTCCATCCCACCATCGCCCCATACTCCTTTATAAGAAGTATCATTCTCATCGGTCCAGACACCAAAACCTTTCCAAGAGCCATTCACCCATTCACCCACATACTGTCCACCATTATCATATTTACTTGGACCATAGTTCTCTTTACCCATGCCGTGCTGTTCTCCATCTTTCCATCCACCAGAATATGAACCATCGTCATGAGAATATTTACCTTGTCCGTGTCGTTCATTATCCTTCCATTGTCCACTATATGTTTCTATAGTCCCACCCCAGCCTGTCCTCATCCACGTCCCCTGTCCATTTTTTTTATTGTTAATAAAATTTCCAATATAACTTTCACCTTTATTATTTTTACTTTTGCCAAATCCATTAGCCATATTATCTCGTATTTCTCCATAATAATTATCATATCGACCATTTTCTAATGGTATACGCAACTTTCCAATCATATAATTAGAACGGTAATTAACTTTAAACAGTTTTTTAATAGGTAGAATAGATTTAAACATTACGTCATAATAAATGGAAATGAATTTTGAAAAATTACCCGAGGACATATTTTTCAATGAAATTATATTAAAAAATATTTTAATAGATTTTCTCATCTATGTTAAATTAATTTCAAAGAAATATTATAATATGGTCAAGCCATTACAATTTAAATTAGAATATCTAACATTTGATTACTGGAACCTACGTGGTATGAATTGGTATAACAATAATATTGATAAAAATATAGTCAAAAAAGCAGCAATAACTTGGGATACATTAGAAAATAAACCATATAAATCAGTAGATCGAATTGTTATATTTTTTCAAAGAGAAGATAATCCTTTTAATTATTATGTTGTTAATAAAACGTATGGGCCTCACGTAAAAACAGGGGTTGGTAAGCAAGCCCACTGCATTATTTCTTATGATATTTATCCATTGCTCCATCCGGATAAAATGGAACAAATCAAAATAAAAGCCAATAAATATGGAGGTACCGTAGTGGACTCACATGGCAAAACAATTCAATTATGTCATCTTATAAATAGTTAAATTTGTTTAATATCATTATAAAATTGAAACTTAAATTCAAGGTTAAATTATTAACCAATTATGACAACAATAGTCGACCTTTCAGGTGTTAAAACAGGCGATATTATATGTTCTGTTAAAATATCTCCTAATAAAAAATGGGTAAGAATATTAAAAGATAATGATGGTAATGAAATTAATTTACATAAACTTAAAGTAGAAAGATCACTCAATAGTTCGCACATTTGGATTTTATGCTTATATAATTCTATTCCAAATGAACAAAAACATATATTTCATTTAAATCTTGAAAAGATTAAAATGCGTATTTGGTCTAACTAAAATTTTATAAATGAAATATTTGTGTCATCGGACAAATGCGATGGACTTGGGGGGTACTTAAAATTTGATATGGTGTTTCTTTGAACATAATGGACATGATTGTTGTTTTTGCGTTTGTTTCAAGCAATCATAATGATATTTATGATAACATGGTAAAACTACTATATTTTCAGCCGACCATCCACAAAGACATATAGGACATGTGTCAGAATTATATTTGTGTGTAGATGGATGTAATCTATAAATGAATTGTGTTATATTATACCAAATCTTGTCATATTTTTTTTCTTGGATGTCATTTACATGAATCGTTCCAAATTCATCCATCAATGGAATGTTTGTATTTTGGTCAGCAAGGCCATAACAGTTATTCCCTAGTCCAAAAGTAATTAACATAAATATAAAAGTGAAAATGGCTGCAAGTTTTTTTTTATAATTTTCGTGATATAAATATGTTTCAGTAATTGCAAAATCAAAATATTTAATAAACTTTATATAGTCACCTCTTCGTATAATGTTCAATGATTCACTTTTATAATTTTTAATAAATGAGTCCTGGTATCTTTTTGAAAAATATGTAATGAAAATATAGTTCGAATAATTAGTTTTATTTAATATTAAAATAACAACAAATGATGTTTTTTTGTTATTATAACATTTTTCTATTTTTTTATAGTAATCAATTTTACTATAATTGCTTGAAGAATGATTTATGTAACTATTATTTATTGATAAAATAGATAGAATAAATTTATCACCTGATACATTAATATAATTGCCATTATTTATGACATTATTAATCTCATGAGAATTATTAATTACATTTTTATCAATTAAATTATTACAGAAATCCAATTTAGTACATGAACAAATTGTTATAAACAAATACATAACTTTAATCACTATGCAGAGTGTTTTGTGAGCAATATACTCATTTGCAGAGGCCATTAGTATTATAGAATAAATTAGTTTAATATCAATTTTATAATACCAGATTGTGTTTTGATTATTAAATTGACATTTAAAGAATATTCAATTTAATAATCAAATGTTAGAGTACAAAACAGTTATCGACAATAAAGAAATTAATTTTCAGCCGGGTTCTCTCGATTATATGGATAGTTTTATACGATTTACAGAAAAAGACGTTCAATTGATGATTGCCGAAGGTAGTAGTATACCTGGCAGATATAGTGCAGGCATTGTTGGTTATAGAACATGTTGGGCCTACACGTTGGTTGAAGTCGGCAATATAATACTTTTGAACAAAGGAAATTAAGCAATGGTATCATTCTCAATGCCGTTAATTATGCGAAGGTCGCGTTTGTTGTAGTAGATGTATTGGCAACATAAAATAATATTTAAGAAAAATGAAACGACACCCATTATGAATATAGGATTATCTTCTATTATTGCACCATGAATCGCATATAATACGCACCCGGATGTTTGAATTGAATATGATAATAAACTAATTCCTTGTGAGGTTTTTGATTTGTAAAACTTGTATATCTGTGGAATCTTATAAACAAACGTTATTGTAGTCCCACCCCACCCAAACACAGAATAATACATAGCCTCTAATATAGGATAATATTTTAAGAAATATAGAGAGAAATGTTATTCATTTATCCACATAATGTCATCGGCATCACTGCAAAATATGGTGTAAGTACGCAACGCACTAGACTATAATTGTATATTCTCTCCATTTTCGGTGGTTTATTCCAGATAAATGGGTTTTAATTTGCAACTATTTCTAAAACAGAAATAGTTGCATGACCATAAACTATTTTCCTGCATTTTTTCTCTTACCAGAATATATAAGGATTTAATTATAAATATTTGCAACTCTTTCTGTTTTAGAAATAGTTGCACGAAAACTTTTTTCCAAGAATTGGCATGCCCAAAAAACAGGGTTGTAGGGAGCTTTTTCAAGTTTTTTTCAAAAGTTACCTACATCTTCTAGGGGGCGTTAAAAGGGCCCTTTTTTTTTGCAAACTATTTTTCAACTTTTGGATTTGGACATAAAAAAAATGTCCAAAATCAAGATCTAGAAAATAGTTTGCAAAAATAAGTGACTTTTTGACCATTGTGACTGAACCAGAGCGTTTTTACGGAAAACGACTTGCCAACGACTTGCCAAACCTTTTACAGTAACATATATACATATTATATAAACACACCGAATGTGAAAATGTGAAAAAACAGAGGTTTATTCCAGATAGATGGCCTTTTATTTGCAACTATTTCTGTTTTAGAAATAGTTGCATGACCATAAACTATTTTCCTGCATTTTTTCTCTTACATGAATAGATAAGGATTTAATAATAAATATTTGCAACTCTTTCTGTTTTAGAAATAGTTGCACGAAAACTTTTTTCCAGGAATTGGCATGCCCAAAAAACAGGGTTGTAGGGAGCTTTTTCAGGTTTTTTTCAAAAGTTGCCTACATCTTCTAGGGGGCGTTAAAAGGGCCCTTTTTTTTTGCAAAGTATTTTTCAAGTTTTGTATTTGGACATAAAAAAAATGTCCAAAATCAAGATCTAGAAAATAGTTTGCAAAAATAAGTGACTTTTTGACCATTGTGACTGAACCAGAGCGCTTTTGCAGAAAACGACTTGCCAACGACTTACCCAAACCTTTTATGATAAGGAAATTGATTTAAAAAGTGCCTATCATTTTATATTACAAACCATGAGCGTTGTCAAGACACTTGGAGAGAAGTATCAGAAGAAGACTGACCGCGAGCACATTCTTGATGCACCGGACACGTATATTGGTTCAATTGAAGAGTCAGAAAACGATACGTATGTGAAGGATGGTGAGAGAATACGTCAAAAGCAAATCCGGATAATTCCGGCATTGTACAAGTTGTTTGATGAGGGTATCGTGAATTGTCGTGATCATGCGACACGAATGAATGCCGTTCCAAAAACCAAAGAGCATCAACCGGTGTCATTTATTGACGTATGTATTGCAGAAGACGGTACGATAACGATGACAAATGATGGTAATGGGATAGATGTTGCAAAACATCCTGAGCACGACATTTGGATTCCGGAAATGATTTTTGGACATCTAAGGACGTCGACTAATTACGATAAGGATGAAAAGAAGATTGTAGGAGGGAAGAATGGTTTTGGGTTCAAGTTGGTGTTGATTTGGTCATCAGGAGGTTCTATTGAGACATTTGATCACAATCGAAAGTTGAAATACACGCAAACATTTGGTGCCAATCTGGAAAGTATAGGCGACCCAATAATTGTAAAAGGTACCGGAAAACCATATACCAAGGTTGTATTCAAGCCGGATTACAAACGTTTTGGTATTGATGGTTTGTCACCAGACATGCTTTCACTGTTAGAGAGGCGCATTTATGATATTGCAGCGGTGACTGATAAGAAGGTGACGGTGAAGTATAATGGGGTGGCATTGCCGGCGAAGACATTTCTGAATTACATAGATATGTATATAGGATCTAAGACAGATACGACTCGTGTATATGAGGAGGGAAGTGCGAGGTGGGAGTATGCGGTAGCATTGGCACCGAACGAAGAATTTACCCAAGTATCATTTGTGAATGGTATATATACCGGTAAAGGTGGCAAACATATTGAATATTTGCTAGGCCAAATCATTCGCAAGTTGACGGCATATATCTTGAAGAAGAAGAAGGTGACAGTGAAGCCAACGGCGATCAAAGAGCAATTGATGTTGTTTGTGAGATGTGATGTAGAAAATCCGTCATTTGATTCCCAGACGAAGGATTTTATGAATACGCCGATTTCCAAATTCGGCTCTACATGCGATGTAAGTGAAAAGTTCATAGAAAAAGTCGCAAAAATGGGAGTGATGTCGGCGGCATGTGCGATAACGGAAGTGAAAGAGACGAAGGCAGCGACAAAGACGGATGGTACAAAGTCGAAGAGCATTCGTGGTATTCCGAAATTGGTAGATGCGAATTATGCGGGGACACCGAAGTCATCCCAATGTACGTTGATATTTTGCGAAGGAGATTCGGCAAAGGCGGGTGTGGTGTCAGGTCTGTCGACGGAGGACCGAAATTTGTATGGAGTGTATCCATTGAAGGGCAAGCTATTGAATGTGAGGGGAGAGGTGGCGAAGAAGATTTCAGAGAATAAGGAGATTACGGAGATTAAGCAAATTCTAGGATTGCAAAATGGTAGGAAGTATAATTCACAGGAAGCTGTGAATAAGGAATTAAGATATGGGAAGGTGGTATTTATGACGGACCAGGATTTGGACGGCAGTCATATCAAAGGTCTTTGCATAAATTTGTTTCAATCGGAGTGGTATGAATTGGTGACGATTCCCGGATTCATAGGTTTTATGAATACGCCAATATTGAGGGCGACAAAGGGGAAGGCAACGAAGGTGTTCTATAATGATGGTGAATATAATGAGTGGAAGGCAACGGTGCCAGCAGGGTGGAGTATCAAATATTATAAGGGTCTTGGTACGAGCACTAGCAAAGAATTCAAGGAGTACTTTAAGGAGAAGAAGTTTGTGACATTTGAACATGTAGGGGAACAAAGTGATAATGCCATAGACAAGGTGTTCAATAAGAAGCGTGCGGATGATAGGAAGGAATGGTTGGGTAATTATAATCAGGAGGCGTTTCTAAATACGAACCAACCGACTGTATCGTATGATGATTTCATTGATAGAGAGATGATACATTTCTCGAAATATGACAATGACCGTTCTATCCCGAACATGATGGATGGTCTTAAAATGAGTTTACGCAAGATTTTGTTTGCAGCTTTCAAGAGAAATCTGGTAAAGGAGATTAAAGTGGCACAACTGAGTGGTTATGTATCAGAGCATTCTGGTTATCATCATGGTGAAGCGAGTTTGAATGGTGCTATTGTAGGATTGGCACAGACATATGTCGGTTCAAATAACATAAATCTTCTTAAACCGAATGGTCAGTTTGGTACGAGATTGGCAGGAGGGAAGGATTCGGCGTCCGAAAGATACATCTTTACACAGTTGGAGAATGCGACACGTCATATATTCAATCCAAATGATGATGCGATTTTGGATTACAAGGATGATGATGGCACGCCGGTAGAGCCGTATTACTATGCGCCGATTATTCCGATGGTGTTGGTAAATGGAACCAAGGGAATTGGCACAGGATTTAGTAGTGATGTGCTTTCATATAATCCCAAGGATTTGATAGCATGTTTGAGGAGTCGTTTGTTGTCGGTTGCGGCGTTTGATACGACAGAGTGGGGGAATGATATTGAGCCATACTATAAGGGATTCGGTGGAACAATTCATAAGATGACATCTTCACGGTATCTTGTGAAGGGCTGTTATTTTCGGGAGCCGAAAGACAAGAAGAATTGTAAAATTATTGTAAATGAGTTGCCCGTGGGGTTTTGGACAGATGATTTCAAGCAGCATTTAGAGCATTTGATGGAGGCTAAGACATCTACTGGCAAGCCGAACAAGGTGGTTATCAAGGATTATGATGACAATAGTACAGATGTAACAGTAAATTTCGAAATTACATTTATACCGGGGGCATTGATAGATTTGGAGAAGCTGACGTATGAGGAAGGATTATATAATGGTGTGGATAAACTGTTGAAATTGTATAACTTTCAGAATACGACCAATATGCATTTGTTTGATGCAAACAATCGATTGGTAAAGTATGAGACGACGGGAAAGATTATGTGTGATTTCTATGAATGTCGTATTCAACTCTATGAAAAGCGGAGAGAAATGATGATTGGTAAGTTGAGTCGGGTACTGAGTGTTTTATCGAATAAAGCAAGATTTATTAAGGAAAATCTGGAGGGAACAATTGATCTGAGACGTAAGAAACGTGAGGAGGTTAATAAGATTCTTCATGTAAAAAAATATGATTTGGTTGATGAAGAGTATAAATATTTGGTTAAAATGCCAATGGATAGTGTAACAGAGGAGGAAGTAGATAGAATCATGAAAGAAGTTGATAAACATAAAACAGATTTAGAGAGAATTCAATCCACAACAAAGGAAGCGTTGTGGATTGAAGATTTGGAAAGGTTGTAAATATATTATATTTGTTTTTTATATATATGGCAGATCATAAACATACCAAACCTCCAATTGTGGGGTGGTTGACGCCAGATTGGAAATTGGATAATTTTGCTGGTCAGTACGTAGATGATCTAATTGGAACATTAGCAAATAATAATATATTGATAGACCAAACTCTCAGAGGGTCACATGATATAATGTCATCCTATACATTTGATGTGGGTGAGGCGGTGACCGCAGCCGGTGACGGTGGCGGCGGCGAGATTTATTACAATTCCGCCATACCCAGTAAGGCCTTCAAATCAATGTTATGTGGAAGAAACAATTTATGTGCAGAAGAACAATTTGCATATAATGCATTACTTTATCTATCTATCCCGGTTCGTGCTTTCGGGCTTCATCTTTTAGTTGTAATGATATGTACAATTGCATATTTGTTATGTTGGGTTTCGTATCAGATAATTGCATTGATAGAAAGACAGGTGGCCACGAAGCCCGTGGATGAGAGCAAACGATGGTCAAAAGTTTTTCAGTCTATCGTAAATATTATTTGGAAAATAGGTTTTGGTGTTGGATCGAAGACATTAGCGTATTATTTTTCCATATTTTATGGCGCAACAATTGCAATCTGGTTTATTATCCATGGTTTTTTGTGCTGGTTCCCGCACGAATATACAGTAAGTGAATTTAACCCAAAACCCAAGCTCCTTACCTTTCCAGGAGTATTATATTCAATAAGATTGCCCGGATTATCAAGTGAGTGGTGGCAGTTTTTATTGGACCCATGGATATTAACACCGATGGCAGCAAAAGATAATGCCACAATCTGTAAAAGTGGATATAAACCATCTGCACAAGGTGCCGCCCGCCGAAAAAAGCTTGATCTGGCCGCGGCAAAAGAAAATGGATGGTGTTTGGCTGGGGGGGAATGTCCTTTGGGGGGGCTACAAGCGAGTGGCGAGGAGGAGGAGAAGGAAGCTGATTTTGATTATTATAATGTTGGAAAAAAGAGAGGCACTGCCGATGGAATGCAATATATAACTAGTGGACAATATGACGAATCATTTGACAAAAAATGTCAACCAATAAAGAACATTGGACACGAAGCAGGAAAATTTGTTGGCGATGTAGGGGGTAAAATTGTCGACCTATTTAAACCCGCTTAAATTACCATTTTTTATATTCGAGGTTTTTAAAATCTTTATCACCGGATTGTTTAGGATAAAACATAGGTTCTTTGATAGTGCTGGCATCATTTCTATAATTAATATAGCCTACATATTCGCCATAAAGTCTAGGTACATATTTTTCAAAAATTTTATGATTAATCGTATCAATTTGCGAGGCAATATTAGTAGGATGATTTAAAGCGTGTTCATAATAAGCATCTTGCATGATAAGTTTAATATTATCATAGCTTTGCTCTGCGATGACGTATTTTTTCTGAGACATTTTATGAACACCAGCCCTGAGGCCATTTTGAATAATTTGTAGGTTTTCTTTGCTAAAAAAAGCTAGTGAAAGGTTATTATCTTGTTTAACGCCTTTTAGAGCATCTCTAAACGAAGTTTTATTCGATTTATTTTTATCATATAATCCAAATAGGGTATCGGTATTAGGTTGATCGATAAGATTGACGCGCCCATTAAAATTTACATTCGAGAACATTTAATATATTATAATATTTTTATTTTTGTAATATATATGAATATTCAAAAAATATCGGCAATAGTATTATTAGTTGTATTGATTATAACAATGATAGTGGTATATGGAATGTTATATTATAGCAACAAAGACCTGGCTTTTCCCCCAAAGATAAACAAATGTCCTGATAAAATGACGTATGATGCCGCAACCGGCTGTGGTGATGGTGTCACCCCCTATGAGACCGGCGGTGATGTTTGTGATACCGATTTACAAACAAATGCAAAGGGGAAGGGGAATTGGGATGGGATAACAAATGCTGATTGTGATTAAATTAAAATATAAATATTATTTATAATATTTATAATGTCTTATGATGAGATACTTAACAGGGGTATTTATAGAGAGAAAATAGAAGCATTTTTGAATACCTTTGAAGAAAACAAATCAACATTATCACAAATAAAGCGAGGATTATATTTATATGGGAAGGCAGGCATAGGTAAAACGACTTTTATAAAAAACATATTAAATGATAAAGGGTTTGATATGGTGTATTATGATTCGAGTGATGTAAGAAATAAAAGTATATTGGATGTAATTACGACAGATAATATGTCGACTGTAAATGTGCATAGTATGTTTACAAAGAAGAAGAAAAGGATAGTAATAGTGATGGATGATATTGATGGAATGAATAGTGGAGATAAAGGTGGAATAAATACATTAATAAAGTTAATACGGCCAAAAAAGACAAAGAAACAGAAACAGGAGGCATTAACAATGATTCCGATAATCTGTATTGGAGGGATAATGGTAGATAAGAAGATCAAAGAGTTGATGAGTGTATGTAATACGATAGAATTAAATACACCAAGGCCGGAGCAAATAGAGAGAATATTGAAATCATTATATCCAACTTATACTAAACAATTAGTAGACGATGTGGGAGTAGATTTGCGCAAAATTAAATTATTGAATCATAAATCATTATTTAAAAATAATGTATCGCACCAAATGAAACCACCCATAATAAATATCAAATCGATAGCGAGGTCATTTTTAAATAATCATTATGAATTATCGCAGCATGATATAATAACAGATACAGACAGAACTACATTAGCGCTATTATGGCATGAAAACGTAATTGACCTTATGTCATTTGAGAATAATATACCATTATATGGTAAGATATTGGACAATATGTGTTTTGGAGATTATATAGATCGGTTGATGTTTCAGAAGCAAATCTGGGAATTTAATGAGATAACATCATTGATAAAAACAATGTATAACAATCATTTGTTACATACATCAGGAACAAAAATTGTTAAAAAATATACGGATGAAGATATACGATTTACTAAGGTATTGACTAAATATTCATCAGAATATAATAATATGGTTTTTATTAATAATGCATGTCAGTCATTGAATATGACGAAGAGTGACATGTGTCACTTTATGTTAGAAATTCAGCAGGAAGATTTTTATGATAGGACTAATGAAATAGTAGAAATGACTGAATTGACTAAATTGGATGTGTTGCGGTTGTGTAAATATGTAAATTTTGTAAAATATGGCAAACATATAAGTCTAAGTGAATAATTTAATGAGTTCTTCTTGTGAACTTATACATAAATTTGGTTGTTGTTGACAGCACCATATAACAGTACTTTTTATATCAGCTTCTGATATATTTGCACCATATTTTTCTTTGTGAATTGTAAGAGCATTTTCAATATTTTTTTTTACAAAATTAATAATCAGTCTTTTTTCTGAGATACTAATAAAATGGCTGCGGAATGTTTTTTTATAATTACCCCACTCCGGAAATTCGTGACTGGGAGATGTAAGTAAACATGTAGAAATCCATTTAAGTGGGCTTTTACATGTATTAAAGTATTCAAAAGAATCATCGGACATTTCACAGGAGGTATTGATTTGCATTAATATATATATTATAAATTATATATTAATTCAATTTCTCCTAGTCTTCCGTTTAGGCTTCTTAACATGTTTCTGAGTAGGTTTCTTAACATGTTTCTTAACATGTTTCTGAGTAGGTTTCTTAACATGTTTCTTTGTGGGCTTCTTAACATGTTTCTTAACATGTTTCCGAGTAGGCTTCTTTTTAGGCTTCCTTGAACCATCGCCGGAACCCCCTCCAACGTCCATCGACCTCCTCAGATCCATTTCGCGCTGTATCCTCCTCGTCTCCCCATCGATTTTCCATGATTGATCTTTCCAGGAGTCCAACTTGGCGTTGGCTAGGCCTAAGGCTTCTTCGTCGACGGCGAGGGCATTTGTATGGTGTTGAGAGGCCACCTCATCAGGGGGGGAGAGAGAGGGGGGAGGAAGCGCGGGCGCGACGGGCAATTTCCCACTTGCAACCCGCGCAACCCGCCGGGCCGCCAGTGGAGGTTGATTTGGACGGTGAGGTTTTGTCGGCGCTGGGTTGAAGTATGGGTCGGCAGTCGGGAATGGTTGTGGCACACCAATTGGCATATTCTTCCCAGTTAGCCTCGCCTCATCCTCGCTCATCGCCAAAATTTGGGCTGTGTGGCGATTTAACGCTTCCTGCTCCTTCTTCTCCTCCTTGGTCTGCTGCAACACTCCATTGATCCGACTTCCGACCCTTACCACGGGTTGTTCCATCGGCGCTGTGGTGGCGTTGACAATTTCTACGTCGCCCGGCTTAGCGCTGCGGACTGCTCGCAAGAAATTTTTTCCAATTTTCTTCATATATATATTACAAAGATTTTTTTGCCAGCATATCAGCAAGAATTTGAATAACCTCTTGTTCTTTTTTAATAAACGCACGAGTATTTGGCATTATATATATTCTCTCTAATGTTTATATAAGTTATTAACAATATATCCTCCTTGCTGGTTGTTGCCGAAAGACTTTCCTAAAATATTTTTTACACGAAAAAATTTATTAATATCAGTTAATAATATAAATGATTATATTACTATTATTAACAACTTTTATGTATGCATTGATGACATTGTATCGTAAAACGCATTTACTAAATGAATTCAATATACAAACATGGATGATGATCAATTCAGGGGTTATGTTTGGGATATTATGTTTGATAGCATTGCTAAATCCAAAAGAATTTTTCGATAAAAATATCATATCGTCTTTGAAAAAAAATATGACATCGATAGCGATATATAAAGGCGTTGGTATTATAACAACATTTGTTTGGTTATATTTGTTAAAAAAAACTGATATGTCAAAACTGATGCCATTAAACATGATATTGGTGACATTATTTACAACAGTAATGGGAGTAATTGTTTTGGATGAAAAAATAACATCTAAACAATCTATTGGAATTTTAATGGCAATGTGTAGTATTTATCTTATACAATATTAACTATCGTCGGCACATTCTTCCGCACTGTCTTCCGCACTGTCTTCCGCACTGTCTTCCGCACTGTGTTCCGTGTCCGAGCCTTCTTCCGCACTGGGTTCCGGGCCATCATCTGACTCATCGACGTCCATATCGCAAACGTCGTCTTCTTTTTCAACATTAAAATTAATATTGGAAGATGAATTACCGTGTGCAACTTTGTGTTCATTGAGAACATCGTCTTTATCGTGGTAGTTGGTGAAGTTATTATTTGCTACACGGGCAATGGCGTCGAAAATTTCTTGTGTAAGCACTGTTCGGTTGCCTTGATTATCGTTAAATTGTATTGGCTGACACATGTCTGTGAGCTGTTGAATAATAGTTTGCTGATGTGTAATAAAATCCCGAATCTGTTCTGGTCCAAGTAGCTCTCCATTTACATCAAGTTGCATCTTATTATTACCGGATAACTGTTTAAGTTCGTTTTTAATTTCATTTTTAAAAGAAGTGAAACTGGTTTCAAAGTCGGGCACAGGCACAGCAGGCACAGCAGGCACAGGCGCAGCAGGCACAGCACACTGAGCAGTTTTAAGTTTATTAAATAGGCTATTAACATAATCATTAACTTCATTATCAGAAATAATCTCCATTTCGTCGTTTTCATTTGTAAAAATATATTGGCGTTCTTGGGGACCGCTTGAGCCTGCTCCGCTTGATTTCAGTGTCCGTATTTCTTCTTGCATGCTTCTAATAATATGTGCGAGTTCATCATTGGAAAGTGTCTTATTGGTGCCATCGGGACCTTGCATAATAAGTTGGTGACCGCCCTGTTTTTTAAGATGTTCATTTTCAGCTTGTAAGTTTTTAATAATATTTACAACCTCAGGTGTACTAAGTTCTTTGTTGTTACCTTCCGAGTCTTGCACGACAATCTTGCCATTATCAGCAGCTTCTTTCGAGCGTCGCATTTCAATTTCTTTAGTTTGTTTGATGACATCGGGTTTCATATCGGGTTTACCGTCGGGGTAATCTTTAATAAGTTCATGAATTTCATACATGTAAAAGTTTTTGAGGTCGGATTGTTTAACAAATTGGTCAACTGTTTTATCACTTTCTTTCACAAATGCATTTTTATTCGCGAGGAGTTTACGTTTATCAAAAGTATTATGATCATGTGAAAAAACAAGAATAACCTTTTTAGGGTCAAGTTGAATAAATGGTACCGTATAATTTTTTAGAAAGGCCTTTTCCTCAGCTAGTGCGGCATCGTTATCATACGCATGGTCGTCGAGTAATTTGCGTTTGAAAGCAAATGTGCCGGCAGTGGCATGTGTAGCAGAATAAGGACCAAATTGATAAACCTTTTCTAAACTATTAAAATAAATATATATTTCACTACAACCGGCACATAAAACTTTTGGATGGGAAACTAACATATCTACTGCATGACTTACACGTTCAGGTGGGTAATAATCGTCATCATCCATATAAACAATAATATCACCGATAGATTTAGCATGCATTAAGTTGCGTTTTTTACCAAGTGACATTTTTTCATCATATTTAAAATATTTGACAACAGAGCCGACGTCTTTGAACAGGTCTTCTACTTTATCGGTGCCGTCATCAATGACAATCCATTCCATACGGTGCTTGGGATAAGTTTGATGGTTAAAGCATTTGATGCATGCTTCTATAAAAGGTCGTCTGTTAAAAGTAGGAGTACAAACACTAACAAATGGAAGTTCAGGTTTAGGTTTCTTTTTATTTCGGCCCATTAAATAAATATAATACAATTTTTTAAGCTATTAAACTAATAAGTATTAAGAAATAACAATTCCTTTTGTTTTCCATAATAGGAATATAATGGCCAAGAAGCTTCCAATCATAGCTTGTGCTCCAAAGAAAGTATTTGTGGGTCCAATACTTAGTTTAATTAAGAATACCCAAAAGGTGGCGTTTGCAATTGTTTGAATTAATTGTTTAAGTTGTTCGGTATTATTGTCAGTGGTAGATTTATATGCATATAAAAAAGGTGCGGCCAAAATGAAATAACTTAGTGAAAATAATTGAATAGAGGTCCATAATCCCATACATGCCATTAATAATATGATAATGACGCTGGAATATGGTGTAAATAATCCAGTTACAAGTAATATCAAAAACCATACAATAGGTGAAAACAATCGTGTTCCGACAAAAGGCCAAATATTATCTTTAATTTTCAGGAGGGGAACGAGCATATTGGATACAACTGAAATTAATGTTCCAATAATAACAATCATGGGAACAATGGCCAGTGAGAGGGGTATATTAAGCATAAATTTCGCCGTATTCCTCCCAGCCCCTCCGGCGCCACCAGGTACATAACCGCATACAGGTCGGCATCCTTCAATTGTCATATTAAGAAGCATCCGACCTAAGGCAAATGTGGTTGAGCCTGAATCAATAAACCAATATATTAAACTTGGCACAAGTGTAATTGGCGCAGTTTCTAAAATATGATATGGGGCACTTACGCGGTCATATTTGCCAGTAAATGTGCCGCCGCCAGCTTGGTTGTATATATCATTTATGGTATTAGTAGGGTCCTTCCCACCTGCGCCCGGATTTCTATATGGATAATTAAATAAATCTTCACCACCAACACTATAACCCCGTCGACATACTAAGAACCAGCAAATGGGTAAATATAGCAGAGCTAATACAACGCCAGCTTCTTTTGTGGCGCCTTTAAGCCAATTAACAACATTTTTTGTTTCGTCATCTTTGTCTCTCTCTGCATCGCCTGAACCCATAGTTTTATAGAATTCATATTGTCCGGTGAAATGATGTGACATTTTTGTACGGGCGTCGTTCGATGCTAATCCTATTTTGTCTCCAATAAATCTTAAAAAAGGAAGAATAGCTAAACCGTTCATTTAATATATCAGTATATTTTATAATGCAAATAAAAGATTATTATGATGCAATAATAATTTGTTTGATTCTTCTAACAGGAATATCGGTACTGTTATCTATATATAATATATTTTGCAAAAATTGTATTGTAGATCCGATAGACATAGGAAATATATTTAAAACAAAAAAAATACTTGAATATATGAAACCAGTATTTGGGGGGGAGGAATGTAGTGGTATATTAACAAATGAGGGATGTATAATAAATAAACCAATAAATGAAGCAAAAGAAAAAACGACAGGATTATTTACAGATATCAGTTATTATAATAATACACGAGCGCATTAGATGGGTGAAAAGCATGTGATAATTATACATGAATAGAGGATTCCAATATAGAATATTAATCCAATAAGGGAAATTGCAGTGATGGCGAATAGTTCGATGGAGCTTCTGATAAGAATAGACGGTACAGAAACATATGCATCCAAACGGCGATTACCGGCCAAGTTCTGAATTCTATATTTAATGTAGATATGTTCTTTGACATTTGGGATATCGATAACGGTGGGGTTGCAATTCCAAAGGTGTTCGTGCTCGGTGCGGGTGCAGATGACATAATTAAGTCCAATTTCATTCATATGATGTTTCCAGAGAGAACATACGAGGGTAGTATTAAGTTCAGTTTTTGAAGATGTACAATTGATATCATCAAATAGGAATGTGATAGTTTTCATATCGAAGGTTTCGCATTTTGTATGGGAAGCGAAAGCGAGATGAATATAAGATAAGAAGATGTAGGCCAGACGAAGCATAATAATGATATGATATAATTGAGAAACAAAATCAATTAATAATATAAGAGGATGGATGGACCTTGGTATGAAACTGTTGAAATCAGCGCGGGGGAGGTTAAAACACTATTTGAAAAAGAATATAAAGAGAAAGTGACAAATATAGAGGCATTGCGAGAAATTATTAACAGTGTTGTACCAGATGATGTTTCGCTCGGAAGTTACAGGGGATATTATACGTTTCTACATGCCATGTATAAAAAACAAATCGAAGAACGCATCAAATAATTAAATAAAACTTATAATATATATGAAATCAACCCACATGAAAACGCACATTATTTCGTTCATTGTAATGGTAATTATTGGTATGTTTTTTAATCCCATGAACATTTTAGCATTCAGATTTTCAGATCTGTATTTATCATTAACTCTATTTTATGGCGGATTATTAATGGCTTCAAATATGATATGGGGTCACGAGATTATTCATTATTTATCAATGGGTCATTTTAATATGTTTATTTTCTGTGCCGGAATTAGTTTATCTATTAGCATATCACTATTATTATTGCGACAACAATTATTAGTTGATGATAAACAATGGTTAATGCGAATGATACCCCATCATTCAACCGCACTCACAACTACTCATAAAATTTATGATAGAACAAATAATCCCAAAATTAAGGCTTTGGCAAAAGAAATAATTGATACACAGGAAAGGGAAATTCAACTAATGAAATCTCTGTTATAGATAAATTGACTATTTTTATAATCTATAAAATTATATAATGGCCTATTTAGATGTATTACCATATGAGTTGCAAGATATGATATGGAAATATGTTAATGAAATAAAACTAAAAGATGTGCATATTGAACTCAAAGCCGAATTAAGCAATGATATTCCGAGAACTGAGGTGTTGGTATATGACAATCCAACGCTATATATGAAAAAATTAAATGAGGTGATGAATATTCTCTCTGAACACAAAGATTCTGTTCAGAAATGTTACAAGTATTTGATGTGGTATCTAATAAAATATTATTCAACAAAGCACAAGGTGGCATTTGCAAACCCTAAGGCATTTGATACACGCGGCAAAGAATTAGTTCAACATGTAAATAATATGGTACAATCCATACATAGATTGACGTATCATATGCAAAGTATTGATACAAAAAATTATACGGGTTTATTAGAAATAAAAAATAGATTGACCGTTTTAACATATGGAGAATTGCATGGATTAAAAATACATATGGTTGAGATACGCCTATGATACTTTACGATAGGCGACCTTTATTTTTTTATTGACGTTGTATTCATCTTTGAACATAAATACTTCAAAATAATGCGCACTATATTCACGAAATAGTTCTGTGGTGATGAATTTACAAGTGTATTTAATCTCAGGAAAATATACAGAATATTGCAGTTGTCCATCAACTTTTGCGATTTTGTCGAACACATACCCTTTATAAATGTCATCTCTGAATTCGCCATCAAACAATGCCATGACATTACAAATGTTTTGTAGTTTTCTGGTGGCTCTCATAGATGTATTAATATAATCTAGCCTACCGATCCAATTACTATGAAATACATCAGCATCAATACCGAATACCATAAGACCCAGATTGATTTGGATTTGAATCATATTCAACAAATCAACAACGCGCCTAATGGGTGATGTGATATGAAGATAAGAGTCGAGTTTAAGATGATTATGAGAGGTCATGTCCGCATATTTAACATATTCTCCAAATGTGTTGCGATATTGAGTGAGATAATTACAAACATCTTCTGGGAGATGGTCGGTGCTTGCACTTGTGCTCGCCCCGCTTGCACTGCCCGCGCTGCTTGCACTGCCCGCGCTGCTTGTATTCACATTTCTATAAATACCGTTTTTGCATTTAATCATACTGATAGCAACATTATGATTCATTGTTACCATAAGATAATTGATAACATCGCGCGAGGAGGTCATTTTATTATGGTCGATACGTTGTATTACTTTGAGGAGTTTTCTATATTCGGGGACATGGTGACAATTAGAGTAGGTCAAGTTCTCTCTAACTCGAATAAAACAATTTGAATAAGTTATCTTAGAAACATGACATATACTTTGTTGTTCAATGATATGCATATCCATTGTGAATGCGAATCGTTCTTCTCCTTTTTTGAGAGAACAAAGACAATCAGAGAGAATAGATGGTATCATGGGTCTTTTTTGGTCTGGTAGATAGATGGTTGATATTCTCTCTGAAAACGAATTCCAAAGGTTGTAAGTTTCCATCCAAAGTGCAACATTGCTAATGTAAACACTAATAATGTAACCAGTATCAGTAGATACAATGCTAACTGCATCATCATAATCCCGTGTATCTTCATTATCAACAGTGAAGACGAAATGTTTAAGACGTTCTTGGACGCGGTGTTTATTTTTGATGGCTTCGATGGTTTCGGGCGTCGGCAAGACAGTCAATCGTTTTTTAACATCATTATTGAATTTTTTCATAGAGATATCGAGGTTTTTACATACCAATTGATATTCATAAAAGTTAGAGAGAATATCGGTTGTTCCGATAGTCTTAACAATTTCGCCTCTAGGATGTTTTTCTTCCCATGATTTGAATTTAAAGGAAACATAAACAGGTGTTAGGCTTTTCTTAAAGTTGTAGGGAATATTGTATGGAACAAGAAATTCGGGAAGATGGTGGTCATTAGGAATACATTTATATAGAAATTTATCTTTATAAGTGCCAAAAGTTTTGGAAATAATAATGACGCCAGCGATATTGCGATGGCTAGATGAGACTACGCGCACTATACCATTGTCAAATGTGAAAATGTCATTATTTAGAAGTTTACAATGAAGTGGTTCCAGTCCAGGGAGAATAGTGGGCATGTCAGTTTTGACATTAATCACCTGCCATTCGGAGTATTTTTTGTCAGCGACGAATATGCGAAATTGCTCCATGATGCCAAATATACGGAACCCAATAGAAAATGTCAATTTATTATACATTAATAATCGTCCCAGGTTTTCGGAAAGAAGCTCGCCGGAGGAGTAGCTTATCATCCTCAGTGATTTGGTTGTTGGTCACCTTCAATCTCCATATATCCGGCAACGACCCAATGAGATCGATGAGATCGGATATGTCTGTGATTTGGTTCCTCGACAAATCACAGATCCAAATGCTCGACCCATTGAGAGCAGAAATATCGGCGATTTGGTTGCCTGCCAGGGAAAGCATACGAATGTTGGACCCTTTGAGAGCAGAAATATCGACGATTTCGTTGCCAGTCAAGTCCAGCCGGTAAAAGTTGGACCCTTTGAGAGCAGAAATATCGGCAATTTTGTTGCCGCGCAAGTCCAGGTTCATGCCGTCGTTCATCATATTTTTAAGAGCACCGATATCTGTTATGCCACAATGGACAAGATGAAGACACCGACATAACGTTTTTGGCATACATGATGCAATAAGTGTAACATCTTCTGGGGTGAGCCTTTTCTTCGAGCGATAATCCTTCGAGAAATCCCACATGTGATTTTCACGATATTCTTCCAAATCAGTGCCGTCAGACAGCGTATACGTGTATTTTTGAGCGGATTTTCCAGCAGACATGGTTGGTGATGTTAATAGAGCTCCCTTATTTTTTATCAATTTTTTATCGAGAAAACATTAAACTCGCAAACCCGTTCTTAATTTCCAGAACATTATATCGTTCTTCAAATACGATAAGGTCATAATCATATTGATACATGGACCCTTTTTCAGATATACCAGTCAGACCACCACCCGGGGCACATACACTCAAAGATTCAAAAATCGGATTAAGGGGTGGTTCAATGGTGTTAAATTCAAATTCAACGGTTTTGAATTTGCTGAGATTGATAGCACCAGATGGTTGATATTCAAACGGGCTAGTATTTAAACAAAAATTATAACAATATAATCCATCACAGGTGTTGCCTCCGCAGCGTATTTTCTCTAGATAATCATATATTCCAACTTCAAACATATTCTCTCTATACTTGCCATCCATAAGTATTCCCAAAGTATTCAATATTTCTTTAGGGGCATATGAATTGTAACTTCTGGTTACTAATGGTACTCCTGATAAAACCGACGTAATATCACGACCATTCCATTTAATACCGGTGGTCTGACCTTTATCCTCACTATGTGATATTTTATTCATACATATATCAGTTGCCTCTAAATATCGATTCTTATGCAATTTTGTATTATAGTTATGATTTGTATAATTAGACCATTCATTATAATCACGCGCATCATCTCGTTGAAAATAAAACATCCAATTTGACACTAATGACGACGTTTCTATTTTAACTCGACTTGTTCCATGTACTGATTGATATGAATGTTTTTTAATGTCTTTGTATAATATTTCATGATTTGTTGTTGTAAACATATCAGACTCTTCATCAGATAAAAATGCATAGGTTGATATTAAATGGACGTCGCTTTTCCAATCTTCTCTCTGCGCATGCCAATTTGCCAGTTCGGCAACACTCATATCTTCATAAACGTCATCCTCAAGTGATGTGCGTTTTGTTGGATATATAAACCACTTTAATTGATGCGCCGAATCCGTATAATTCGGCGCAGTACGTGTATAATAATGCAAATGTTCACTATCTTGTGTAGCCCAATCACCTTCTATATATGTGCCAGATGCATCTCGATCAGTATTAATTATCGTATATAAATCCTTTACTGGTTTAAGTGTCACGTCAATTTCCAAATCTGTATATTGTAATGCAACCAATGGTAAAGAAGTCTTACTTGACATGCACCAAAATGCATTTAATGGTATATATAAAGTCCTAGCCATTATAGACGGATGTCCGGTTAAATTACTACTGTCGCCTCCATCCAGATCGCGCTGTCTTACATTATTTGGATAAGACTTATATTTAAATAACATGTCCTCCTCACCAGGATTATACATTTCTTCAACATTACCGGTCATTTTATTGAAGAGCTCTTTTTTTTCATTTGAATAATCTCTTTCAACTACACATTTTATATATTCTCCTGAATATTGTTGAATAACTTGTCCTCCAATGCTGATTGTAATTTCATTTATCATTTGTGTACCAAGATCTTTAATCCATTTAAATTCATATGAAAATATATTACCTTCGTCGGTTACAATCGGACTCCAAATAGTGGGCATTCTGATAGCAAGATAGGTATCCATAAGCAAATCCCCATATTTTGGTACTTTGAAATTAAATTTTGTTTCCGAAGTGGGACTTAGGAAACGAATCCCCTGATGGTCAATTCTAAATTTTTGCAAACCGAAGTTACTATGTTTAGCATATGTCACTTTAAAAAATGTTTTTTGAGGGTCACCATGGATTATTACATTTTGATTCCCGACGGCAATAAGATTTAATAATCCACCGGCCATTATATATTTATTTATATTATATTTATTATTTCTTTTATATATATAATATGGCCGAATCTGGTAATTTAATTTATATAATTGGATTATTATATAGTTTAATCATTATTGGAATAGCAATGTATATAATATCAAAATCGGCTGAGGAAACTACTCGTTGTAATTTTTTGAAAGACCAAGACACATCAGAAGGGTCACGCCCCTCCGATATTCCGGCTTCCGACGATTTAACAACGGCAATCAGAGACGCAAAAATCACCCTGGGCGGCTCCTCCCTGCTAGTTGATGCCAAACCCATTTCCTATATATATGCAAAAGGCGACCCCACTGATCAGTGGAATCCAACCATCACCCCGCTCGGTGACAGCGTATTACAGGATGACGGAGCAATGGACATATCATATTCATGGGGGGGTGAGCAGCGTGTATCAAGATTGATATGTAATTCAGGAACTTTTACTATCCCCGACGCCACCGCCGCCACTGGTGCTGCCGCTGCCGATCGGTTCACCGCCGCCGCCGCCCGCGCCGCCGCCGCCGCTGCCACGGAGGTTACATACAAAATTGACAGTAATAATCGCCTCGTGGCAAAGAATGGGGAGGTACCGCGGGTTGTCATCGACAATACCCCTATTCTGGTGGATGCCAAGTTTGATCAAGTAACATCTTATAATGGTGGGGGTATCCTTCTGCAAAGTTTAACGTCGCCTGGTGTTTGCTTAATAAACCCATCACTCATTGATAACTATGACTGGCAGACTAATAATCAAATTGAGGAGGCGCGAAGAGGCAAACTAAAAAAGTATTCAAAATATAGTAATAATTGTCTGTTGAACTATCAGTTTAAAACAGCATATAATTGTTGTGCAGTAAATTCCCCAAAAAATAGTTTTGTAAGTGAGTGTGCTCTTAAATATTGTATAGATAATGGGGCAAAATGTCTAGATTTTGAAATTTTTTCGGTTAATGATAGAGCTGTTGTAGGAGTAAGTTCAAAAATAGGCAATACTAATATGAAAGAATCTTATAATGACCTCAACCTGGAAGATGTATTAGATACTATCCAAATACGTATGACGCCAAATGTGCCGCTAATTTTATATTTACGAATTAAAAGCAATCGAATCGAACTATTAGAAAGGGTTCAAGAAGCATTAGGCAATACTACATTAACAAAACATATGGTATATTCGAATAATAATTATGGAAAATTGTGGGAGTGTGGAAGGTGGAAGAAAGACAAGAAAGATGATGCCGGAGAGGTGTCACGAGATATTATGAAAGAAAATATTAGTAAATTCCATGTGACAGAAAATGTGATTATTGCATTAGATGTATCAGAAACTAAATGGAGTCAAGATGCAGCACAAGGCCGAATTACGACAGTAATTGACGAGAGATTATCACCATTATGGAAGATTGTAAATTTAATGGCCCCAGGGCAAATAGAGAATATATCTATGAATAAAATATCGACAAAGACCGAGGCAGAAAAGGCAGAAATCATGTTAAACGCCAAATCCAAATTATATTTTGTACAACCAGACCCAGTTTATCCATTTCAACACGATTTTACAGAAGAGAATGGGGCGTTAGATATAGGTTGTCAATTAGTTGCTGCTCCTTTACAATATACAAAAAAACCAAACATCAAGAAATATGAAGATGCATTCGATGACTACAGATACAAACCTAAGTTAACCGACGCTCAGAACACAGACGTATTTTAACTATTTCCACATTCATTTCTTTGCAAAATTTCGCCACAAGGTCATCATTATTATAATCATTTAAATATTTAATGGTTTTAATACCAGATGCCAAGAGGAGCCGGCAGCACATTATACAGGGATAGTGTGTAATAAATGCGATTCCATTATCACAAGATACGCCCCGTTTAGCACAATCAGCAATGGCATTTTGTTCAGCATGAATAGTTGCTTGTTCATGACCGTCTCTTACAACAGAGACATGGTGACAACCTGGTAAGAATCCATTATATCCTTGACTAATGATACGATTATCGCGTACAATTAAACAACCGACTTGGAGACGTTCACATGGGGAGCGTTCTCGTGTAGCCAATACAATCTGAGTAAAATATTGATCCCACGACGGCCTCTGCATTATATAACTATTACCTAATATTTATATATATATAATAATATAATGGGAAAGAACGATTTATGTAAAGGTTTAACGTTTCAGGATTGTGAATTGGCAATTTTAAGAAATGCAATAGATGTTGCTGATAAAATAAAAGGGAAAACAAAAATGAATTCACCAGAGATACGTAAAATCATTTCAATCGTGGAAAATTTTATTCGTCGAAAGTCGCTAATATGTTATGGTGGCACAGCAATAAACAACATATTACCAAAAGATGACCAATTCTATGACAAAGATATAGAAATACCAGATTATGATTTTTTCTCTCCATCTCCATTAGAAGACGCAAAAGAACTTGCGGATATATATTTTAAGGCAGGATTCGAAGAGGTTGAGTCTAAGAGTGGTGTTCATTTTGGTACATTTAAGGTATTTGTGAATTTTACCCCAATTGCAGACATCACGATTATTTCAAATGAAATTTATAAAAATATCAAAAAGGAAGCGATTAGTGTGAAGGGGATTCTATATGCACCACCAAATTATCTGAGAATGGCAATGTATTTAGAATTATCTCGACCAAATGGTGATGTATCTCGGTGGGAAAAAGTATTAAAACGAATAACTTTATTAAATAAACACTATCCACTTATACATAAAAATTGTCATACCATCGAATTTCAAAGAGAAATGGATACACCTAATGAAGAAGAAGACCTATATAAAATAGTCCAACAGGGACTAATAGATCAAAGTGTGGTTTTTTTCGGAGGGTTTGCCAATTCACTGTATTCTAAATATATGCCGCGTAAATTTGGACGCAAACTTAAAAAACTGCCAGACTTTGATGTATTATCTGAGGACTCATTTGAAACGGCAACAATTATCAAGGAGCAACTACAACGCAAAGGATTCAAGAAAATATCAATCATTCGTCATGATAATATAGGCAACATCATATCAGAACATTATGAACTCAATGTTGCGGGTGAAACCATGTGTTTTTTATATACACCAATGGCATGTCATAGTTATAATGAAATTACTTTTAATAACACGCGAATAAAGGTTGCGACAGTTGATACGATGATGAGTTTTTATTTAGCATTTTTATATGCAAATCGTCAATATTATGATAAGAATCGCATATTATGTATGTCACAGTACTTGTTTACAGTGCAACAAAAGAATAGATTAGCCCAAAAAGGTCTGCTGCGTCGATTCTCCATAAACTGTTATGGGGAACAACCAACATTGGAAACAATGCGAGCGGAAAAGAGTGCAAAATATGAAGAACTTAAAGATAAACGTGGAACGAAAGAATTTGACATGTGGTTTCTGAGATATGTGCCAAGAGAGTTATCGAAGAAAAAGCCACCCCGAGATGCAAAACCAACCCGGAATGCAAAGGCTGACAAGACTGCAAAAACTGTTAAGAAGCGCCCTAAAAAGAAAAGTAAGCAAACCCGGAGATGGAAATTATTTTGAGATAATCATCACGTAAAAAAGGAAACTGTGTTATTATTATGTAATTCATAAATACATTTAAAAAGATTTTCAACATCAAATCTTGACTGATGAGCATTCAACAAGTTACTATTAAAAACATATTCATAAAGTTCTTCCAACCGTGGCATTTTTGGATATCCTCCCTTGTTTATCAAACCAACAATAGCTATTGTCTTATCACCAGAACAAATTTTATTTATCCCGTTCATAATATCAATTGATCTAGTGAAGTTCCCACGATAAAATTCACTTTGAATCACATTAACATCAAACAATACATTATGTGCTATAATATTATCAACTTCAGAAAATTTTTCATTAAAAATAGCAGAAAAATCAGCCATCGTTATACCATGTTCAAGGGCATGATCTGTTGTAATACCATGAAAATTATCATTTGATATAATAAATCCATCTGGTTTTATTATATAATCTTCTGTTTCATTGAATGTAATAACATTATTATCCAAGTTGCAAATTTTAAAAGAAATCGATACAGTCCTTGAACTATTGTATTTAGATATAGTTTTTGGTGAAAACCATGTGTTAAATTTCTTAGGTCTAATTGGAAAACCAGTCGTTTCACAATCAATAATAGCAAACTTCATTATGTATTATCATGTTAAATCTTTATATCATATTATAGTATTATATATGAAGTACGTTATAGTGGGTTCAGGGCCATGTGGGTTATCATTAGCATATACATTAGTACAAAATGGTCATCATGTAGAATTGATTGAACGAGATAGTATATTAGGTGGGTCATGGAATTCACAATGGATAGAAGAAAAATATTGGAGTGAAAATTCGCCGAGAGTAATACCAAAAAGTCTTATTACTTCGAGCCATTTTTTAGATTTTCTAAGTGAGCTTGGGATGTATGATGCAGATTTTGCCCAAGTATATGGGTCACTTCCGACAACAATATCTAAGTTATCAGGATTTTTTACAAATCATCTAAGTGTAACAGATATGGTAAAATTTACAATAGCCATTGGCAGATATACTTTATTTGATAGTAATAAAACATTACAAGAGTGGTTGGATAGCACAACAATTTCCAAAAAGGGTAAGAAGGGTATTAAAATATTTAGTATATTAATAAACGCACATCCTCGTGATACAAATGTCAATGATTTTTTTTCAGAATTTGCCAATATTCCGCCTCCAAATCTGGTGCAGTTTAAACAACCTAATAAATGGCACCAACTTGCCGAAGCCAAGATTAAAAACAAGGCACAAATATTCAAAAATACGGAAATAATTCGTATCAATAGTAATGAAAGTCGAGTGACAGATATTATTACAACCAATAAGAAAACCGGAGAAGTAAAAATACACAAGGGTGACCGATATATATTGGCAATACCACCACCAGCCCTCATAACACTTGTAAGTAATTGTAATGTCTGGGTTAAAAACAATTGGAATGGATATGATTGGTTGAAGGATTGGGGAGATCGAACCTATTATGTTGGTTTTGGTTTTCAATTACATTTTAGAGAGAATAATAAGACAATGCCAAAAGAGTGGTGTTGGAGTTGTCATGGAGACTGGAATGTGATTATAGAACCAGTAAGTGATTGGGTTCAGAAGAAATCCAAAGACCCACTAGTAAATTCAGTTTGGTCATGTTGTATTGTTGATATGGATGCGAAAAGCAAACATACCGGAAAGACACCAAACGAAAGTTCCAAAGAAGAAATAATCGCCGAGTGTATGCGACAAATAAACGCAAATATTGGCCCTGAGACCATAACACCGTATAAAATAACACAAAGCGAAGGATTATATAGAAAACATGATAGATGGATGTCAAAAAATGTGGGATTTACGCGATCAAACGCGGGGTACTTGGAGATGAGGGGAAAGATCGAGAATCTTTTTTGTCTAGGATGTCAGACAAAACCCGCACAGCCAAGTATAGCATTAGCGACAGGTGCGGTAGAAGCATCGGTAACATTTTTGAAAGAATATGAACCGAATACAAAGAATGCATTTTATTATAATGGTAATAATAAGCGGATAGCGTTAATGTGTATTTTAATTGTGTGTTTTTATATGAGATATAAAAAACAGAATTAGACAGATACGACACCTTCGCAATCGCATTCATATTTGGCGATATTACCTTTTAAGAATTCATTAAAGCGATTTGCTTTGGAATTGCTGATACCAAAGAACATTGAACCGTTAACTGGTTCATATGTGATATATTGATGCAGTCCTTTTTTGTCTTTTAAATAACCTCTAATTCGCCCATTTTCAAGGATTTTCCATGTACAGCATTCACAAATGATTGAAATAACATCATCCATGTCGTAAAAGAACCATTTTTGAAGTTCTATATCTTTGAAAACGAAGACAGTATTCTCTCCTTTAAAGTATTTTTCAAATAGTTTCACCATTTTATACGGGGAACTTGTATAAACCCCAACGTTTTTATCATCAAATTCTGGAATTGTTGCACCAAATGCGACATGATTCGTGTCACCAAATACAAATTGTAATTCTCCAGATGGTATTTTCAATTTGGAAGAGACTTGATCGGCATACTGGAATGCGTCATCTTCATAAAATTCCCGAGTGAACTCGCGCTCAACAGTGGGAAAACGTGCATTGAGTATTTTGTGACAGATCATATGCCATTTCTTTAAACCTTTTTTAAAAATCAATTTATCTCATCAGTGGTCGTTGACCTGTGAGCTGTGTGTGTTTTTCATCCATTACCATTTGACTCTGTGTGCAAAAATCAATGTCACCATGTTTGACCAGACCAGGCCTGA